ATTTGTGCATAAATAAAAAGCAGCTTGTAAAACTGCTCCAAAATAGCCCCAAAATAGCCCCAAAATAGCCGGGAAACAGAAGTAAATTAGCCGGAAAACACCATAAAAATACACGTTACGTTATGCGTTCACACGGTGTAACGGTTTGCGTAAGGTGTTTTCCGGCCTGTTTTGGTGATGCTACTTTACGCGGTGCGGGTTGCGTCCGTTTTTCTTCTTCCAATTGTCAATTCTGCAACTTTCAGAACAGAACTTTTGCCGTGCGTGTCCGTGTGTGTAGGCTGTTCCACAATTATCACACGTTCTCTGCGCCGTTGGTGGCGGCTGGTTGCCATATTTAAAACCTACAACGGGCCGGGGCGCTGTTTCTGTCGGGCTGGTTGGTATAGTAGTGGTATTTATACTGCTGGTTCCGGTGGTGGTTCCGGTGGTGGTTCCTGCGGTGGCGTGGCTATATTCTGCAAATGATCTAAAATCGTAGTATGTCAGATAAAACAGCGCCACAATTAACAATACTTCGCTACATAAGGTAAAGAGCGCAAAACCGGCGGCGCTTGTTTCTGTGGCGGTGATGTGTGCGGCTTGTATCTGCGCGTTATTATTGGCCGTTCGTTCTGTTTGTGCGGAGGCGCTTTCTATTAGTGCAAGCTTCGCGGATGTCAGCTTTTCAATCGTTCTGGCGGCTCTGGTGTTTAACTTTCCGTTCCATGTATTTTTTTGCTGTTCCATGATCTGCCTGTCAATCTCTGCAATCTGGTCGCGGTTGTCTGCGGCGGCTGGTGGTGCTTCCAGTACCGGCGGAGGGGTAAGTACCTTAACTGCCTGACTGGCTCCAAAATAACTTGCCGTGGTGCTGATCGCTGATAAACCAATTACGGCAATTAATAGGCCGGCTTCAATCTTTCTGAACTGCAAATAATTCTGAAAGAATCGGCCTGACGTTTCGCGTTTTGCGTATTCCAGCGCTGCAAGTGCTGCAAGTGTAACGGCGGCGGCGGCTGTTTCTGATTGAAAGATACCAAACAGAAAGAAGTAGATAAGTGCGGCGGCGGTTGCGGCGCTTAATACATGGAACAAAAAAGATGTTCCGAATACCACATAATACAAGCGCTGATATTGCTTCCAATACGGTTTTGGCCGGTGCTTCTCTTCCAGTCTTTTAAATAGTCGTTCGTTGTTGAAATCGGCGTGCCGGTCGGCGTGTGGGTTGCTCGTCTGCAATGGTGCGGGCTGGTTGTTTTGTCGTGGAAAATCCATACTTTTGTTGTGCAAATTTATTTGTGAATAACTGGCCGTGGTACGTGTGCAAACGTATCGCGGCTTTTTTTGTGTGCTGGTGTGTGCGCGTTACCGGTGCAAGTGTCGGCGAACGCTGGCGGCTGTTTCGCCTTGAAAAATCGGTTTTGCGTTGTGTGTTGGTATTGTGAACGTAAAGCAATTGAATTGCTCGCGTGTTGCGGCTGGTGCATCCGGCGTATTAAATCCGGTAATTGCACCTAAAAGCTCTGGCCTAAAATCATAATCATAAACCGGAATTACGTTCAATTCAATCATATTACTGTTGTACATCTCTGCCTGTGTTGGTAGCCGATTGAATGTCCGAACTCGAATACCTGGCCAATACCTTTTTAACAGCGCTTTTATCTGCCTGACTTGTGCCGGTGTGGTTTGGTAGCCGGGTTGTTGGCGGCTGGTCAAAAAAATGTTTACTGTTGTCATTGCGTGCAAATTTATTTGTGAATGTATGTGTGCAGGTGGTTATCTGGTGGCTTGTATTTTGTAGCCGATATGATCGGATAATATGTCCTCGATCACGTCCGATATTTGCAGCCTGTTTGCAATTGCGATCTTTGTAATCTCATCGTATAATCCGCTATCAATGCGGATATTACGCGAAACTCGGTTATTTTTTCGGGGTTTTGGCGGTGTAACGTCGCCTTTTACTATGGTGTATTTTGCCATTTTTTACAATTTGTTTTTGTTGCCACAAAGATACATATTTAATTGATAGCGCAAAATTTCAGGGCGTTTTAATAGCCTCTTCTTTGGTTTGCAACTTAGTAACACCGGTGTTACTAAGTTTATCATTTTGGCGCTAACTGATCTGGCAAAAAAATAGGGCACACTTTGTAGGTGTGCCCTGAAAAGCAATATAAAACACAACGGAACAGCAAAAGTAAGGGCGGCCCCAAAAATAATAAACAGGCCGCCCCCGAGTAAACACACTATTTCGGCCGCGAATATTTCCGGGCCAGTTCGTTCGCCTTGTCCAGCTTGTTCAGCGTGTCGCTGATACCGCCCGGCGCTTCCATCGCTTTCAGGTGTGCCAGTCGTTCGGCCTCAAACCGTTTCTGTTTCTTATCCAGTAATTCCAGCAACTTAATTGCCGGGTTCGCTCCGGCGGCCTGATCGGCGGCGGTGGCTGTTGGTAGTTCACCCGGCGGCAATAATGGCGGCAATGATGACGGCGGCAATGTATGCCCACGTTGGCGCTGTGCGGCTTCCCGGACGCGGGCGCGGGCTTCGTTTTGAACTGCAAGTGAGGCACATTCGTAGGCCGGGTTTGTTGTTATTTTGGTCATGTTTGGAATGTTTAAACGGTTGTTGCCGTTTTGGTTTGTGAATCAAAGTACACATACTCAACATCTGGGCCGGATAGCTCAAATTTTTGAATGTCTGAACGTGTCCATGCTTTTGTTTTCGGGTTTGCCGGGTATGTGACTAACGATACGTCGAAAACATGTTTAACTTCTACTATCGTGCGGACTGGTACCCCGTTGCGCGTTGTCCATATACTGCCAGTCGTAGGGGTGCTAAAACCCCAACTACATTGGAACAGGTCGCCACGTTCAACAAGTGCAAACGTTTCATCAGCAACGGCCCCGGGCATTAGTACGGCCTGAAAAAATAGCCCTCTTTGGTCAATCTGAATTTTCAGCGTTCCGGCCGTGTTCCGTGCCAGCAACAAAGAGGGGTTATGATCGCGTAAAAATGCCACGTCTTCAAATTTAGCGTTTGCAAATGCTTTCGGGCTTATGACTTCAATGTAATCACCAAAATCATACTCTATACCGAAAAGCGCCGCGTAACCTTCAATTACTTTTTCCATGCTGTTTTATTTAGGGTATGAAACTTCATACATCGCTCCAACTTCAAAATTAAACTTTTCAGGTTTTGGCGCTGGTGGTGCTGGTGGTTCCGGGTTTTCTGCAAGTTCCTGGGCTCCTCTTAATACCGAATCATACGTCGGAAATTTCCGGCCGTGTGTGGTACCTTGCTTTGATAGCGGGGCCGCGTAAAACGTGCCGTCATGCAATACCGCTACCAAAACAGGTACTCCCTTTATAGGCCATATTTCGGCCTTGTCAAAGTAGTTACGGTTCAACTTCAAAAAGCCCCGGCGGCGAAGTTCTGTCACGTTGCCCGTGAACGTGTGACGGCCAAAACCGGTACCGGAAAACTCTACCTTGAAATGGTGCTGCATTTGCTCCTCATCAACTGGTAAAATAGTCTGTTTCATCTCGCACGGCTTTTTGTACTTGTCAAATACCATCGTATTTCGTGCGTGCTGAAAAAGTACATCCGGGTATGAAAAGTCAAAAAACGGGCCTGTTACAATATGTACTACTTTTCCGGCCGCGTTGGTGACTATTGCGAAGCTCTGACATTGCGTGCCGTACGTCTGTGAAAACTCGGGATCGCTTCCCGGCATCGGTGGCAAATAAACCCCGACAATCGAAAACCCGAAAAAATGGAACAGTTCGCCCTCATGCTCAAATCGGCACCTAAAACCTTCCTGCCCTGGGAATCGCTCCGGGGCATCCTTTACACATTCAATTCGTACGGCCACATTTGGCACGCTAACGGCATCCAGCGGCGGTAAAATTTTCAGGTCGAAAAAACGTCCGTCCGGGCGGTATGTTATTACGTCGCCCGTGTTCGCTGGTGTACTCCAATTCATTTTTACCATTTGTCCGGTTCTGTTTGGTGGTATAATGGTTGCGTTCATAGTGGCTTGTTTTTCTTTGTCAAAAATTCAATCATTGGATCTGTGGCGGGGTTCGGTGCTTTTTCAAAACCTTGAGCGCCTTTAATCTTGTGTCGTGCGTTCGGATTGATACCCAACCTGTCGGCGGCTTGAAGAGCTAATTTCAGCGCTTCATTTGCGATCTTCAAACGCGGGTGCATCGTTTCGATACCGTTAGGCAAAATAACCGTGTGCCCCTCTTTTGATAGCGCCGTCATGCACTCGCTGTAAATTGTCATCTGGTGTGCGAAAACTGCCAAAATCAATACATCAGCATCTTTTAACATTTGCTGTTCAATTAGGCTGGTGCCTGTGTCCAGATACATTTTTTTTTCGGCTGCTGACATCGGTAAAGGTGGCGGCGGTAATTCACTTAAAAGCGCTCCCGGCGCGGCGCTGGTGCCGTGTCTGTCTGGCCTGTAGGTACCGTTAAGGTGGTGTTCTGATAGTGCTTTTGATCTCATATTTGTTGGTTTGTAGGGGCGTACCCCGTGTTTTGATTTTTGCCGGTGCGTCACTACTATTGATGCAGGGATGTTGGCCGGAAAGGAAAAAAAGACGGAGGCGGCCCCGGGGGTGTAACTATTTCCGGGGGTGGTTGGTCGGGTAACGGCTAACTTTGCTTTTTTATAAAGAGATTTTCAAAAGTTAGCCGTTACTCTCTCGCTGTTCCTTTCGATAAATTCAGAAAAGTTAGCCGTTACTCTCTCGCTTTGTTCGCTTTCAAAGTTAGCCGTTACTCGTTCGCCTATCGTATGCAACCAAAAAACAGCGCCGTCTCTTTTTACCTGTCTTGTCGTCACATCAAAAAAAGCGCGTAAGTACCTTATCGCGGCTTGTGCTTGTCTTGCCTTGTCTTTTTTACTCGGTTGCGGCGGCGCGTCCTTGTCGCTGGCTGGCTCCGGCTCTACCTGTGCAGATTTGCCGTATCTGTCGGCTGGTCGGCTTTGGTCGCTCGCTGTTATCATTTGTACTCTGTCTGCGATCTCTGCTCCTGACAACTGTTCGCCCTGTTTAAAAGCCGCAAATGTGGAGGCAATTATCGCGCGTTCCTGTTCTGGTGCCTGATCGCTATTTGTAACGGCTATTCGCCTACATTCAAGCGTGAATATCTTTGTGTTGCCTTCTGTTCTGTTAAGTATCTCAATTGCCTGGTCAAACGTCCTGTTAAACTTGTCTGGGTCTGTCAGCGCTAAAAATTGCGCAAAAGCCGGCGGCGCTCCTGTTTTCCTTGCTTCGTTCCTTGCGGTGCTGTCTGGTGTTGCACTTGCTGTCAGTATTTTAACTGCTTCCTTGTGCGCTTCAATCCGTTTTTCCTTTGCGCTCTTTGCGGCTTGTTCCAGCGCTTGTTTCTGTTCGTCTGTTTCTGTCGGGCTGGTTATTATTACCGTATTGTTTATAGCAATACCGTACATTTTTAACTGTCGTTCTGTTTCTCTGTCGTTTAACTGCTGGCTGGCTGTTTCTGCCTGATATGTGGCATTTTGAACTGATAACTCGCAAACCTGCCATATTTGCCGGGGCTGCTCGGTTGTCGGGTCAATTATTGAAACCTGTTCAATGGCTTCTCTGCCGTTCCTGTTTTCGCGTAAAATTCGCTCATAAAATAGTGCCTGTGTGTAGTTCGTGCGTGGCTGTTCATTCATCGCCTTCGCGGCCCTCTCTGCCTGTTGTCTAACTGCTTTTGAGTATGCGCGTGCGTTAAATTCGCCCTGCTTCTGCTCTCTCTCTTTACTTCTGTGAATGTATATGTTTACCTGTTTTGCCGTGCGCGGTCTGGCCGACATTTGCCGTATCTGCGAAGTATGGAAATTGCCGACAAAGTGAAAATCAAAACATCTGTCATCATATATACTGTTCCCTGCTTCAATTACGCTGGTACATATTAAAGCTGTTGTGTCATCCGGCAACATCCCGGAACGTACTATTCTCTGATAAACCGGCTGGCTCTTTGTGTCCGCGTTCACTTCTGCTACATTGTAACCTTTTAGGCGCTCCTTTGCTTTGGCTAACTTCGCCCCTTTATCATTTAGCACCATTACGGCAATGTGCCCGCGTTCAATGCTGCGGCGTATGCCTTCGGCGGCGGCGGCGTGTGTCTGGTCGCTTTCAATTATTTGCGCGGTGGTTGGTGTGCTGGTGGTGCTGGTAAATCGGTGAAACTCTATTTTGCCCCACACATCGGCACCTATATAAATAGGTGTGCCGGATAAATATGTAATTGTTCTGGCTCCGGCGGCTATCTGTCGAAAGTTCCTAAAATCTGCAAGTCTGAAACCCGGGGCGCTGTCTGTTATAAGGTTGTGCGCCTCATCCAGCACCACATGAAAAGAAGACACATCTACTCTGCTACATAATCCGGCAAAACTGCGTGTTGTGGTAAAAATAAGGTCTTGCGTTGTGTCCTTCCGGTGTTCATAGTAAGCGCCTGAATTGATATATTCGGCGTGCTGTTGTTCCAAAATTGCCTGCGTCGGAACTACAAATATTATCCGATTTTCAGCGCTGGCAATCTTACAAATAGCTGTCGTTTTTCCTGTTCCTGTCGGAGCTTGTATGAACTTTCCAAACGGCGTGAAACCTGTTCTGGTAAAAGTGTCGGATAACCTTTCGCCCTGTTGTATCTCTGTGGTGCTAACTGCGTGTCGGTGCCTAAATCCTGACTGGTACGCAATTTTTAAAATGGTGTGTCCGGTTGCGCCGTTCGGTTTTGGCCGTATCGCTTTAAAATTGCGCCTGAAATTCGCCTCAAAGGTTGAATTTAGAAACCGGGGCGAATTGCTCAAAATATCATACGCGGCTTGTTCGCCTTGTTCGCCTTGTTCGTGCTTAATTGCGGCGCAAATTTTTACATACAACTCTCTTCCTTCGCTGTCGTCCGGGTTCGGATTAATCCGGTTTTCAATTATGTATTCAATTGCGGCGCTTAGGTGGTTTTGTTCAATTGCGGCGCTGGGGTCAATGGTGTGCCGGTGGCGGCTCGGTGTGGTGGTTGGTGGTGGCGGCGGTGGTATGTGTGTCGGCTCCGCTTCTCTGTTGACATAGTGCAGTTCGTTGGCCCGCAAAAATGGACAATAGCAAGTGAATGAAATGCTTGTACTCTGTCTGTCAACGTCTGCCGGGGCAATGTCGTACCATTCAATAAGATTTGCAATCAAGTAAGACGCGGCGTGCCGGTGCTGCTCCTGGTCGGTGCTATCGTGCAGCATCAAAATTTTTACACCGTGTCGTGTCGGGCTGGGTGTGGCAAAAATTATGCTCGGGTGTGGGTTGGTTGCGATCTCTTCAATTAACATAGCTGTTTCACGTTCGCCCCCTGACCGGTGAAAGTCTATATCAATTTGCGCGGTGCTGTTGTACTCTGTGAGGTCTGCGGCGGCGTGTCCGGTTGGTATGTAGCCAGTGAATACAAAGTAAGGAATTGCCTGTTTGATCTTATCAATGCGATCTTTAATCTTTTTCTTTTCTGCCTGATCGGTGGCGGCGTACATATTAACTGCAAGTTCCTGCAACTTGTCGAACTCTTCCGGCGGCCGGGCTAAAACTTCTTTACGGCCAATTATGTGCAGGAAGTCATCAATATCTACTTTATAGTTTTCCCGGTTTGCACTTACTAAGGTGGTAATCGGCCTGTTCGCAAAGGTGAAAAAAATCATTTTGTTTTTGATTTTCGCCCCTTATCTTTGCGCTGCTAATTACTACAAAGAAAGGGGCCTGTTGAAAAATAGGCTTTTCATCACAATCGAAAAACCCGGTGCATTTGCTCGCGCCGGGTTTTTTTATGCCCCGGCGGCTGGTTAACTGATTTTGTTAAACTTGTACGCCACAAAATTACATTCTTTTTGCGCCGTGTTGCTCTGAAAAAATCAACAATTTGTGCATAAATAAAAAGCAGCTTGTAAAACTGCTCCAAAATAGCCCCAAAATAGCCCCAAAATAGC